ATTGGTTTGCTTAGTGAAGCAATAGAGTTAAAGGAAACTGTTAAAGAATCCAAAACTCCCGCTAAACCTAACGTAGCAAGTACAACACTTAAATCAATTCTTCCAAGTAAAAACACACCTTCTAAACAGATTGTACCTGGAGGTAACCCATTAGCTGATCTAATCAATGAAACATATCAAAGTAGTGATTGGAGATCTGTAGCTAATATGAATTCATCTATGGCTCCTAATTTTGGACCTATGGGAGGCGCTGAACCAATTGTGGTTAACAGTGTTGATCAAATGCTAGCATCTGCTCGCCCAGCAGGTGATGTTACTCATGTACAGATAGATGCTGTACCTGATTTTAGTGCTTTAATGGGTAAATTAAAAGAAAACGGTAGTATATAATGCTAAATAATCGCCCTATATTCAACTTTAACCCGCAAGATCTCGGTCAAAAACGAGGAATCGGTATAAGCGTGTTATTTAATACTAACGAGGTTTTTACCCAAACTTTTACCACTAAAGAACAAGTTAAAGCCAACTTAATTAATTACATACTAACTAATAAAGGTGAACGTTTTTTTGATCCATCATTTGGTGGTGACTTAAAAGCCATGATCTTTGAACAAGATTCATCATTTGATAGTGTTAGTGCTAGGTTAGAAAATGAAATATACAATTATGTACCTAACATTATCATTAACTCAATAGATCTAAAAAAATACTCAGACCAAAATTTAATTAATATAGCTATTAATTATTCTGTTAATAACCAACAAGACCAATTAAGTATAAATCTTACCCAATAATGTCTCAAGATATAAAATATTACAATAAAGACTTTAGTTCTCTTAAACAGTCATTAATTGATTATGCTAGGACATATTTCCAAAATAGCTACATGGACTTTAGTCCATCTGCTCCTGGTAATATGTTTATTGAAATGTCTGCTTATGTAGGTGATATTTTATCATTTTACACAGATACTCAATTACAAGAAACTTTATTATTATACGCTCAAGAAAGAAAAAATATAATCGCTTTAGCTTATGCTTTAGGTTATAGACCTAAAATAACAAACGTAGCTAGTGTTGATTTAGATGTTTACCAATTAGTTCCTTCTAACGCCAGCAATAATTTCTTACCTGACTATAGGTATGCTGTTAGAGTGAATTCAAATGCGGTTGTTAAATCTGTATCTAATCCTGACATTACCTTTTTGACTCAAGACTTAGTTGATTTTGCTAATTCATCTTCTTTTGATCCCACTTCAGCTACAATATATCAATATTATACTAGTGGTCCTAATAATGGTAAACCATCATTTTACTTATTAAATAAAAAAGTAGAAGCTATTTCTGCTACTATAAACACAAAAGAATTTACTTTTGGAACACCTGAACAGTTTCCTAAAGCTATTATTAATGATACTAATATAATTAGTATTTTAAATGTTGTAGATAGTGATGGTAATACTTGGTATGAAGTACCTTATTTAGCTCAAGACACAGTTTATGATGAAAAATATAATGTTAAAATAAATGAGCCTAACTATGCTAGTCAAAACAATGATGCTCCATTTGTTTTACGTTTAAAAAAAGTTCCAAGACGTTTCATCTCTCGCTTTGATGATGATAATAATCTAGAACTATCATTTGGCTCTGGTGTTACTTCAACCCCAGATGAAGTTATACTCCCAAATCCTAATAATGTAGGAATGGGAATAGTTGATGGTATATCTAAGTTAAATTTAGCTTATGACCCATCAAATTTCTTATATACAAATGAATATGGTATTGCTCCTTCAAACACTACTCTCACAGTTAATTATTTAACAGGTGGTGGTTCTGAAGCTAATTTACCTATTGATGATATTAATTTAAATGTTACTGTTGATACATTTATAAACAGCTATAATTTAGATCCTGCTATGGTAACTACAGTTACTGACTCAGTTAGATTTAATAATAGTGTAGCTGCTTCAGGTGGTGGACCTGGTGAGTCAACAGAACAAATTCGTTTACAAGCATTAGCTAATTTCCCAACTCAAAATAGAAATGTCACTAAAGAAGACTACTTAGTTAGAACATTATCACTTCCTTCTAAATTTGGTTATATAAGTAAAGCTTATGTGACTCAAGATTATTTAGTAGCATTAGACACAGACAAACAAAACTTTGTAACTAATAACCCATTAGCTATTTCAGTATATATTTTATCCGCTGATATAAATGGTAACATGGCTAGAACTGCTGATGTTGTAAAACAAAACTTAAAAACATACTTAGCATATAATAAAATGGCAAGTGATGCTGTTTTAATTAAAGATGCGTATTTTGTTAATATTAAAGTTAACTTTGATATTTCTGTATTACCCGCTTATAATGCTCAAGAAGTATTAGCTAATTGTATTAATGTGTTAAAAGATTACTTTAGCATATCTAAATGGCAAATTAACCAACCTATTATATACTCAGAAATTTATAACTTAATCGCTTCTGTTAAAGGAGTACAATCAGTTATTAATGTTGACTTAGTTAATTTAGCAGGTGGTAACTACTCAGACTATGCTTATGATTTAAAAGGCGCAACTAAAGCAGGAGTGGTGTATCCATCACTTGATCCTTGTGTTTTTGAAGTTAGATTCCCAGATCAAGATATTTATGGACGTATTGTGACGTACTAAAAATTAAATTATGAATCTAGAAAAATTAAAAGGACATGTTCCTGACAAAGTAATTACCCAAATCCCAGGAGTAATGGAAAAATTCCAAATCAACACTCCACTACGCTTAGCTCACTTTTTAGCTCAGTGTGGTCATGAATCGGGTGGTTTTCGTTTAACTAAAGAAAACTTAAACTACAGCGCTAAAGGTTTAACAGGTACATTTAAAAAATATTTCCCAACTGAAGCCGCAGCAGCAGCATATGCTAGACAACCTGAAAAAATTGCCAATAAAGTTTATGGTAATAGAATGGGTAATGGCCCTGAATCATCTGGAGATGGTGCTAAATATTGTGGTCGTGGTTATATCCAATTAACAGGTAAAGATAACTATACAGCGTTTGGTAAATCTATTAATGAAGATCTAACAAAAGATCCAACATCAGTAGCAGACAAATACGCTTTATTATCAGCTGCTTGGTTCTTTAATAAGAATGGTTTACATAAAATGGCTGATGAAGGCGCTACTGATGCGGTTGTAACTAAGATTACTAAACGTGTTAATGGTGGTACTATTGGTTTAGCTGATCGTATTAAGCACTTCAAAGAATATCACGCGTTATTAGCGTAAACTAAATAAATAATATATACTGAGCCCCGTCCTAAAGATGGGGCTTTTTTATATTTATATTTGAATAATCTAACATAATGGCCGTTTATAAATTATTTCCGTCAAAAGACACTACAATTTATTCTGACTACAGAACAATGAATACTGGGTTAGATTCAATTTTAGATTTATCTAAAGTAGAATCATTACTATATGCTTCATCATCTGCTGGTCGTGTTTTAATACAATTTGATAACACTGAAATTAACAACTTAGTTAATAATACTATTAAACCTAGTGTCACTAGTGGTACTTGGGCTTCTCATTTAAAACTATATAATGCAAATGTTGAAGGTATACCAACAAACTTTAACATAGAAGTACACCCAGTATACGAAAGTTGGGACATGGGTACAGGCAGATATGGTAATTCTCCTGAAACTGAAGATGGTGCTTCTTGGGTTTATAGAAGTGCGGGCAGAACTAACGCTTGGCAATTATATAGTTTTACCAATGCTGGTGTCACTTCATCTTATTTCACAGTAAATGGAGGTGGTGCTAACTGGTATACATCATCTGTGACTCAATCATTTAGTTATTTCTCAGACAAAGATATAGATGTTAATGTTAGTACTTTTGTAGGATGGTACACCGCTAGTACTATTACAAATAATGGTTTTATTATTATGAATAGCCTGTCAGCTTCAGTTACAGGTACTGGATCATTTGAATTTGATCCTAATTATAAGTATACTTTCAATTTCTTTTCTAGAGATACTAATACTATATATCCTCCATGTTTGGAGTTTAGATGGAAAGACAGTACATTCAGTACTGGATCCACAGCCACTATAGGTACTGAAAATTTACTTATATCTGTGGCTAACAATAAAAGTACATTTTATGATAATGAAGTAGTCAAGTTTAGAGTATTTGCTAAGGAAAAATATCCTGGCCGTAGCTTTGTAACTAACTCACTTTATATATACAATAAATTATTACCTATATCTTCATCATACTCAATTATTGATTTAGATACTAATAATAAAGTTATTGATTTTGATTGGAACTATACTCAATTAAGTGCTGATACTACAAGTAGCTATTTTAACTTATATATGAATGGTCTCCAACCAGAAAGATATTATAAAGTACAGATTAAGTCTATTATAAACAATGGAACTTATATCTATGATGATGAATATTATTTTAAAGTGATGCAAACTGTTTAATGAATGTCTGAGGTTGTACAAATACAAAAAACAATTTATGGATTACAAGGTATTAATAGTGTTATAGACACTAGTTTTACTCAATTAGTACCCCCAACTCAAGCTGTACCTACATCTTCTTTTACAACAGTGAAGGAATTCTTTGAAGAATATGACACTATATTCTTTGATATACCGGTCACTGGTTCTATAAATTCTCACTTAACACTAGCTCAAAGAAGTTTAGATTATGTAGGTGTGAGTTTAGAAGATTTACAAACAGAAATAGCAACTTTAAGAGAAGAGAATGTGTCTCTTAAAAATCAATTATTAACAATAACTAATGTAAAGATTGGTGATTTAGTCAACTCATAATTATGTCTACAACAGTCACTAAAATATCATCTAATAATAGTATTCTGAGTCCCAATCAGTCTAGTTTAGTTCCTTTTAGAGAATTAACTAGAAACTTTGGTGCACCTGAAGACTATGTTGAAATGAATGTTTCTGACCCTTCAGGTAGAAATATATTTAATGTTGTACCTTTCAAAAATTATCAAATACCAGGAGTATTTCAGCCCTCAACTGCTTATACTATTAATGAGTTAATTTTTGATCCTGCTACTGACTTAAAAAACTTAGGTTTAAGTTTAGGTGATTACACTGTTCAATATAATATTCTAAGACCTAAAGTTAATTTAACTGTTGATAGAGTATTTTTTATAAAGGAAATTTCTGCTAACAGAACAGAAATAAGACTATTCACAAACAACATTCCAAACTCTCAAATTGACACTAATACATCTCAGTTTATTAGTGATATTCAAGGTTTACCTTACTTTAAAGAGTTTTATATTAATTTTGGTAATAATAGACTATTACCGGCAGTTAACATTGCTTTAGATAGAAATACATTACCTTACTCTATCATTATAAAGTTACTTAATCCATTACCTGTTGAATATAAAACATTGGATTTAGTTTCTATTGTTGATGAAATAGCTAACCCTCAAGTTTTTGAAGTTAATACTGAACCAGAACCAGTTCAAGTTACTTTTCCTACTTTACGTGGACCTAACTTTGATCTAGATTTAGATAATTTAAGAATTGGCTCTACTCCTTACTATAACTTTAATAATATCTTTAATAGCTTTACTAGCTCAGCTGGTTTACAGTTACAAAGTATATTAGGTAATTTAAGTTCATCAGAGGCATCTATTAATGTTGATTATACTGATTTTGATAATTTTGTTCATTTCTCATCTGCTAATCGTAGATTAGAAAATTTTGAATATAAATTAACTCAAATTGAAACTTTTACTTCTGCTAGCGCCTCAGCTGTAGCTAGTTCAACACCTGGGGGTGCTATTGATGCTAAACTTTATCAAAATAAACTAAATAAAGTACTTCAAAGTCTTGATGGATATGAACAATATCTATATTATGAATCTTCATCTTACTCTTGGCCTAAGTATAACTCAACAAAACCTTACTTAAACTACTCAGTTAGTTCATCTCAAGGTATAGTATGGTTTGCTTCTGCTTCTGTTAGTGCTTCATTATATGATGATAATAACCAAAACTACTTATTATATGCCCTTCCAGGATATATAGGTGAAGATGTTAATAATGAAGAAGCATTTAAGTTTGTAGCTACTGTTGGACAAGTA